GAGGCATTTGGTGAGATGGCAAAGGGTCTCAAAGAAGCAAATCTCCAAGATGCCGCAGATAGAGCAGCAGCAGCCTTTGAGAAAATGACCGAGACTGCAAAGAAAAATGCAGAAGAACTCAAGCAGGCTGCTGAAGAAGAGCAACAAGTACAAGACAAACTGAGTGAATTGAGGGATAGGAAGTCTACTCAGAAATTTACCGATCAACTACAGGGTAGTGGCGGCATTGTCGGCTTGGGCGACATCAAGAAGGAAATGGAAGACATGGTTGGCTTGGAGGATGAGCGATTCAAGGCAATGAATCCCAAGGCAACCGAGGCACAGATCAAGGCAAACAGGGAAGAGTTCCTAATCAAGCAGAAGGACACTCTGACCACCATGGTCGAGATCAGGCAGAAGAAGGAACTTGAGAAGATACAGAAAGAGCGCATCGCTCAAATCATGAAGGAGAAGGGAGTATCTGCTGAATCGGCCAAGAGATTGGCGGGTGGCAACAAGGACTTCCAAAAAGAAGATGCCCTGACCATGAAGCGGCATCAGGAAACCCTTGATGCATTGCGAAACATGAACCAAGGTCAACTTGTCATGATTAATCGCATGGAAGAGCAGCAGATCAAGGATGCAGAGAAGGCGATTGAGCAGCAAAACATGGTGCCTGCATGGGCACAGAAATTCATCGACGGATTTCAAGAGTTCAGGGAAGGTCTAGGCGGCTGGTTCAAGAAGGATGATGGCTGGTTCAAGACAATCCTTCTCTTCTTGACGGTCGCTGTCGGTGCGGTGCTTGGCTACATTTGGGCAAAGATACAGTTCATCGTCACGCTTCTTACCCATCTGCCATTCGGAATCGGCAGGGCTATCGGCAACATCTTTAGGAGTGCGGTAGGGGGAGTTGGCGGAATCTTCGGCAAGGTCGGAGAAGCGATGGGCCCATTCACAAGAGGACTCAAGGCAATCGGGGAACTGTTCCCATCGATATCTGGCGTACTTGGTCAGTTCGGCAAAGCGTTCTCATTTGGCTTCCGTATCGTCGGTAAGGTGTTCTTCTACCTGTCTCTTGCAATCGATGCGATCATGGGCGCATACAAGGGGTTCCAGAAGTTGGGCGATATCCGTGGCATGATCATCGGTGCTGTTGCACAGATCATCAGCGGATTGACATTCGGATTGCTCGATTTCGAATCGATCTTTGACTTCCTCAACAACACATTCGGGACAACAGTCAAGGGGTTTGTCGATGCAACTGTTGACTTGGTGAAGGGATTCTACAATCTAGCAGTCAAACCATTTGTCACCGCCATCGGGAACATTGTGAAGATATTCCGAGGCGGTGAGGGGATCTTCACCAAGATATTCAAGTCAATCTATGAGATGGTATTTGCAGGATTGAAGTATATGGTCGGGATGTTGATCTTTCAGTTCGTCAAAATTCCCGTGTACATCATGAAAGCCATCTTCTACTACTTGAAGTTCTTCTACTATGACATTCCGAAGATGCTTGTAGATAGCATCATGTGGCTGTGGAATTGGATCACTAGTGGCGATTGGCTAAGTGATCTTGCTAATTTCGGTGAGTGGCTTAACAACAAGTTCATGGAGTTCTTCAACTACATACTCGACAGCCTTGCAGATGCATTGGGAGAGTTGCCCATCGTTGGCAGTTATATCAAGAGTGCCTTGGGTGGGGGAACTAAAGAGGATCCCCTAAAAGACGCAGTAGAAAAGACGGGCGAAGTCATAGAGGATGCCGAAGATGCATCGATGGCTCTTGCTCAAACGCAGCAGAATTCAGTTACCAAGGCAACAAGTGCGTTGTCCTCAAGCAACACTTCATCTGTTGTAATTGTTCCCACGGGTGGACGGGCGACTGAGTTTGCATCCTCTGCACCATCGTACAGCGCATCCTCCGTAAACAAGGCAACCACAAGTGCATCCACAGCCACGATGAATGCTTCGAATCAGAGTAGCGGAACCGTGGCTATCAATGCACCCACCAACAACATGGCGGGGGGTGGCGGGGAAATGCCCATAATGATGAGTCCAACGAACAACAGGAACACGGAGCCAACTTTCCGTGCCCTGCTGTTTCAAGAGTGCCCTGCCCTATAACACAACCGCCACCCATTTCTGAGTGGCGGTCGGTTGCCTCCATGGCATGGACAGAGTCAATCACTCATCGTCATCAGCCAACTTCTTGAAGTAAGCAAAGGCATCTTCGCCTTCGTCATCATCAGTCTTCGCTGCCTTGGCGGGTGCCTTCTTCGCAGGGGTCTCTTCAGCCACAGGCGCAGGCTTAGACTTCATCTTGGAGCGGAAGTCATCGGGTTCAGCCTCCTCTGCGCGAGTAGCCGCACCTTCAACTGCACCGCCCTTGAGAACCTGATCCATTCGACCCTTGAGTTCCTCATACGACTTGAACTGATCGGCAGCAACGAACGGCTGAAGAGCATGCTCCGACTTCCAAAGAGCCTCAAGCCGCTTGTCATCACCATCGAACACTTCTGATGGTGTCTGAAAGCCGCTCTTCTCGTAGGAGACATAGCCCGACTCAAGATGCGCCTTCAACTTGAAGTTAGCACCCTGCCAAAGGTCAAACGGATTGAACTTCGTCTCGTCAGGAGAAGTGGGGTTCATTGCCTCCTGCAACTTGTCGAAGATCTTCTTGCCGAACTTGTAGAGGAACACCTTGCCCTCGTTGTCGCGGTTTGCGGGATCATTGACCACAAGGATGTTGGCGATGTAGGACAACTTGCGCTTGCGGTCGCGGGCAATACCCTTGTTCGACTCAAGCCCGCTGTTCCACAGTTCATTGTTTGCCTCGCACACGGGGCACTTCTTGCCTACCGTAGTCGGGCAGTTCTCAATCATCCAACCGCCCTTGCCCTGAAAGCCGTGCGAAAACACACGCACCCAAGGAATGTCCTCGCCATCAACGGGAGGAAGGAAGCGAACGACCGCATAGCCGTTACCCGCCTTGTCGCGCTCAAGCGACCAGAAGCGGTCATCATCGTAGTTCTTCTTGTCGCTGACCTTGGTCATCTCCTTAGAGAGACGGTCGATTGCGGACTGCGAGTTCTTCTTCAAACTTGAAAAGCCTGACATGTGTTGTATCTCCTTGTGTGTAGTGTGTGAACGATTTGTGTGATTCTAGCGTGTGTTGGTGATTCAGTCAAGGGGCAACTTAGACGATTTCTTTGCGCCCCGCATCATGTTTTTGTCCTCAAACTCTGCCTTGAGTTTCTCCCGAATCGGCTTGGTCACCAACTTGGCAACCGATTCAGGTTCGATTCCGTGCTTTTCACATAGTTCAAGGATGGCATCGATGTACTTGCCATCCTTCCTGTTTTTACACAGTTCTTCGATTTCTTTGCTGAATGTCTCTTCAATGTTGATGATCGATCCCATCATGGAATCCTTTCTTCGATGTTGGGGTCTTCTGTCTCAATCGGCATTTGATCAATGGTATCCACCCAACGATTGATACCCCTCTCAAACTCTTCTGTTGTCAGTAGAATGCCAATCTGTTCGCCCTTTTCCGTCATGAAACGGATGCAATGCATCTGCTCAGGGTAAACAATAGGAGGCACTTCACTATTCACTCGCGTGAATGTCCAACCAAACTTCTCAAAGAGCCTTTTGAGCCATCCCATTTGCAATCTCCTGAATTTGCTTGAAGTTGTACTTGCTCCAATATGACTTGATTACGGAGCCAAGACTTTCCTTATAGTCACCGCGATCCTCGATGAATTCTTGTGAGGTGCCTTCATCGGTGGCAATCAGGACAACGAGTTTTTCGATGCGTTGACCTGTACGCTCCTCCCACATATAGGAGTAAGCCGTAGCCTGATGAAAGTAGTTCTTGATCCAAGCCCTTCGCTTCTCCTTAGAGGCGGTCTTGAAATCAATGATCGAAGGTTCTCCCTTGTATTCACCGATGCAGTCTGTTCGCCCCGCAAGACGGAGGTTGTCTGACCACATTGGTGTTTCGATGGCATAGATCTCACCGATGTTCTGCAACAGCGGGAACAGCGGATCGAAATGCCACCTCTCGCTAATGTCCGTGGGGACAGTACCCTTTTTCAGGTAGTCCTCAACCAAGGAGTGCAGTTTATTGCCCCGATTGATTGCCATCTGCGAAGCCTTGGCATTCTCGGGATCTTCTCTCCACTTCTTCCACTTCTCGGCATCTTCGTGGTTGACTACGGTCGTGACCGATGGATACCACTTACCGCTTGTGGGGGATTGGTAATAGCGACCCGCACCCTCGCCTTCGACGGAAACTAACTTCACTTCATTTGTGTTCATTTTAATAGTCCCGCAGTCCGTGCCGTGGGTGCGCTTGTTTGATCTTGGAGATCACTTCCTTGAAACCGCTATCGGGGCGACGAATGCCCAAACGAACTGGATCGATAACGGGCGGTGCAGAAGGAATGAACTGCTCCACCTTTTTTTCCCCGCACTTTGGGCAGGGCTGCTTGCATGGCTTGTCGTGATCCTTGATCTTGAGGAATTCCTCAAAGATGTGGTTGCAAGCCTTGCACATGTAATCATAGTTTGGCATAACGAGTCAACTATTTATACGACCTGACTGCCAAACCACGAAGGGACAGGAGTTTTGCACCACTTTGCAAACCGCTTTTTCTCCCCAATGTAGTAGTTGCGATACGCCGCGACTGCATCATCGGATCGATATTGTTCGGGCATTGCCTGTGCAAATGGTGTGAGCGCACCGATCTCAATATTTTTGGGGAGATCGAACAAACAGTCGGTCATCAGATTTTGCATGGAATGCACCTTATCGTACCGTAGTCTGTACTGCTTGAGTAGACTGATTCCATGATCGGACAACCACTCGTAGTTTTCCGACGAGCGCATTGCCCACTTGGTACATGGATGGTTGACCATTACTGGCAGACACAAACGCATATCCCATTCGGGGTTGGGATGGTGCCAATGCTTGATCTTGCGTCCGCTTTTGCTAATGCGAATTGCAGGAGTACCGTCCAACACACGATGGACTGTGGACAGCATCTGTGCCGTCTCAACGATCATCTTTACGACATGCTTGTCACACATGTCGCGGGCTGCGCCTTCGGGAGTTGGATTGAGTACAAAGATGTTCATGTTAGTCCATGAAAGAGCCGTGATTCCACAGATGCCAGAGACGATGCTTGAAGATTTCCCAACCAAGACCAATCCAAGAGTCAGCCTCGTACTCACCCGCCCAACAAGTCATTCTATACATGGGCGGTGGCTCCTTGGGTGCCTTGGGGAATTCGATTGGGATTGCATCAGGCAAAGGAGCAAGTTCAAACTTCTGCTCCACCTTCTTGGGCTTGCTCACGCGCTTGCGTATCGTCTTCTTAGCCATTGCGGTGCGCTCCCATCTGCTCTACATTGTCTTCCTTGACCCAAAAGGTCTCGGGCCCCCACTCGCTGCTGTGGGTGGTGACAAGATACTGCTTGCCCCAATTTGGGTGCGTCTCTACCCGCCGAACAACGGCGGTCTTTCGCTCTTCACGGAGCCAAACCTTTTGCTGTGGTGTCTTACGGACGGTGTCGTTGCTTTCCATAGTTGTTACCCCTGTATGGGTTGCGATTGAATGAAGTATATCACCGAATACAGACCGTGTCAAGTGGCTGCTAAATAGGTTGGAGGTACATTATGCCAACTACCCTGACAATTCCCGAAGTACTGAAGAAGATCTCGCAGAATTCCAAGAGCCGCGAAGACACGGTTCGACTGCTGCGCGAGAACGGAAACATGACCCTCAAGCAAATCTTGCGGTACGCTTTCTTTGATAGCGCGAAATGGTATCGCAACGATTTGCCCGCTTACACTCCCGATCAGGCTCCTGAAGGTCTGACGATGTCGAGCCTTTTCCAAGAGAGCAAGCGTCTGTACATCTTCAAAGAGTCCTATAACCTTCCAAGGGAGCGCAAGGACATCCTGCTCATTCAAATCCTTGAGTCGGTTCACCCCGATGAGGCGAAGTTGCTTCAGGAACTCCTGATGGGAACCTTCGGATATGGCTACGGATTGAGCAAGTCTGTTGTACAAGAGGCGTTCCCCGATATCGTCAGTTCGGTTGTTGCTTCCTGATAGCATACCGAGCGAGGAAGTACGAGTCAACTATGTCGGACACAGGACTGCCACAGTCCTTGCTTTCCTTGTCCATGCCCTTCATCAGGTCGATGCCTGTCTGCTGTACAAAGGCAGAATGCATTGCACACTTGTCGGCGTTGCCTTTTCCCGATGCGAACTTCTTCAGAGCCGTGGGGGCGACTGTTTGAAACTTTACCCCCTCCTTCCACAACTTGTGCTTTAGCAAGCCACAGTTCTCACCAATATGAAAGACCTTCCCCTTAGCCCCCATAGCGTAGTCCTCTATGACGAGAGCGTCAGGTTGGATCTTGCACTTGGAGACAGCCCAATCCGAAATCAAATCGTATCTTTGCTCGGGGGACAAGAAGTCGGGATACGGATCACCGATGCAAGTCAGAAAGCCGAAGGTATGTGTGAGTTGGTTTCGCTTGACGGATGTCAGAAACCAACAAGTGGCTTTGTCGCCATCGATCAGAGTCACGGCGGGTGAGGTCATCGAGTAGTCAATACCAAGCACTTTCACAAAGGTATGTATTGCACATATCGAATTCTGTGCTAGAATCCACGCAATGAACATCGAACGCATCAAAGAAATGGTCGAAACAGACTTGAAGATTGATGGTACGGAGTTGGGCGATGAGTCCATCCGCATCCCCAAGTTGCACGGCAAGTACCTGAACATCTACCACGATGAGAGCCTCATCCTCCGAAAGTTGGAGGCTGATTGGAAGGTACTCCGAAAGCAGAAGTGGGAGTACTACAACGGCAAACTGTCTCAACAGGATCTTGCCGCATTGGGTTGGGAGCCATTCGGACACCGCATACTTCGACAGGACATTGACACATACATGGATGCCGACCCCGATCTGGTCAAGATGAATTCGAAGTACGACTTGCAAAAGGCCAAGGTCGAGTATCTCGACTCCATAATCAAGGGCATAAACAATCGTCAATGGGTCATCCGCAACGCAATTGAGTGGAGGAAGTTTATGAGCGGGGTGACCTAAATAGTGCTATGGCAGTAATTGAAGTTCGTAGCATGAATGCAGCCAATCTTCGTGTGATCACGGAGAACGCAATTG